AAAAAAGTTATTCAAAATCTATGAAAAATTAAAACCTTCTATTGATAAATATCAGGAAGGTATTGAAGAGATTAGATTGGATAATGCATCTGTAGATGATAAAGGTAATTTAATCACAGATGAAAAAAGTGGTTATAAGTTTACTAAAGATGCTGCTAAAAAGATCAATCAAAAACTCAAAGAACTTAACGAAAAAGAAATTGAATTTAAACCTATTGAGGTACTCAACCCAGATGGTTTAGAAATTCATGTATATTTGAAGGGATGGCTAACAGGAGTTGAATTTAAGCAAGATGAGGAATCTATTGATCTGTAGTCTGTTTCTAACAGGATGCCTTTCTGAAAGAAAACTTGCGGAAACCTGTGCAGAAAAATTCCCTGTCAAAGAGGAGATAAAAGAGGTTTTAATTATTGATACAGTACAATCTTTACCAGATACTGTTGTAATTCATTTTAAGGACTCAAATTTCACTTTTGTTTGTCCGCCAAGTAAAACTATTACTCTGACAAAAGAAGTGACTAAAGTTCAAGAGAACACTGCCAGGATTAAATCTATGCAAATTGCTCATCAAAAACAGATGGAATCATTGCATTTAGATTATCAAAAGCATGAAGAAAATCATTTGAAAGAAGTAGAAAAATTAAAGAAAGATTTAAATAACATTCAAGAAAAGTACAAAAATATTAAAAAATTTAAACTTTGGTTTTATTTACTTATATCAGGATTAGTTATTATATTTGCAATTCGTAATAGGTGGTTAAGATTGCCCTTGTGAGTACAGGGGCATTCTTTTTTAGCTTAAAATATATTTTTTTATTTTAAATAAAGATTTATATTTGTAATCTAAAACCACTTATTTATGCAACTTAAACACATCAAAAGTGATGTGTATCATCTTATTGGAGGTGATTACATCAATTGTTTTCTCACAGAAAAAGAACTTCTTAAATTAATTAAAGACAATGACATTGCCTTTATTTACAAAACACCAATAGGTTGGTTTGTAGATCATGATTTAGGGCAACTACCTTTCCATCATTATCTGAAAGTTATTTCACAAAATGCGTTAGATTCTCTTTGTATTATTTTAAATAACGACATATATGAACAACAATAAAATTTACTTACCATTAGGTTGCCAATCCTTAATAAAGGATGAATTTCAAGATAGAGTTTTAATTTATTTGCATAATGAAACAACTATAATAGTTGAGTTTCAGGATGAAATAACCAATTACGATTTATCAATGATATTTTTTGCAGGCGCTAAATGGTCAAACGATTTAGGAAAACAATTTTTAAATAAAACCACTTAAAATGAACACAGTAAAAATCAAAGGAAAAGATTATGTTCCTGTACATGAAAGAATCAAATGGCTAAATGAGAATTATGAGTACAACATTAATTCTGATTATCAGTATTATCCTGAACGAAAAATGTGGGTAGTTAAAGCAACACTCACCATTCATGGAGCAGAAAGAGATTATATTTATACAGGTTTGGCTCAAGAAATTGAATCAGACAATTATAGAGAAGTAAATCATACTTCAGCTTTAGAGAATGCAGAAACAAGTGCAGTTGGCAGAGCTTGTGCAATGGCTAATATTGGAATTGATGCCGGTATTGCATCAGCTGATGAGATTCAAAAAGCAATTAATAGAGTTGATGAAATAGATGCAGAAGGTAGATTATATCTTTTAACTCTTTTAGAAAATACAACATATGAGGAAAGGCAAAAAGAACAATTAGCAATTAGAATTGAAGGCATTAAAACTAAAGTTGAATATGATAAAGCATTATCTAATTTGCAAATGAATCAAATTCAGGATAAAGATAGAATAAGCATGGGTTTAAATTATTCACAAACAGATATTAAAAAAACTTTAAAAAATGCTTGAAAAATACAATGATCATTATCAAAGAATGCTAAAATATCTTGAGCAACCATTACCAAAAGAACCTGAAGAATTGGTTGAAAGATTAAATAATTTATCTGTATTAATGACAAGATCTGGACAATATATGACTGAATGTCAATTTAAAATTGATGATGTAGTTGATATTGAATGTAAAGTAAATCTTGAAATAATGGATAAATATTCAGCATCAACATTTAATATGATGATTAAAGCAAAAGCAAAAGATTGGAATAGATTAAAAACTGGATTTGAAAGATGTAATGCTGCTGCTGTTCATCAAATTGACGCTATACGCACTTTAATTAGTTATGAAAAAGCAAAAATGCAAATATTATGAACTCTTATCAGCAACTCCCCCCACAGGAAAGAATGGTCATTGTTGCTAAAATCTATCATCATATCTGGTATTCAGAAGATAGATTTCAGGAATTAATGACTACATTAGACAACTGGGATATGAACCCAACAAAAGAAGCTAAATTTTTAAATCAAATAACAAATGGAACAGAACTCACAGAAACCGAACTTCGCTAAAGGAATTTATTTAACTAAAAAACAGGGTAAAAACGGAGAATATCTTGAACTTGCTTTAAAAGATGAAAATTCATACAAAAAATATGTATGTTTTTTATCTAAAAAAAAGGATAAGTATGGAAATGACTTTTATGTTATTTATGATAAAGTAAGAGAAGAAAAACAAGAATCAGATTTACCATTTTAAATTATTTTTATGATTAATGTAGATGAACTAAGAATTAATTCTAATATATTAAAGAATCAAATAGGGACACATATAGTAACTCGTAATACTATTCTTAATATTATTAATGATTTTACCCGTATTATAAAAGAACATGAAGAAAGCATGTTAAAACTACAGCGTCTTTTAGAACATTATCCATTAACTAAAAGAACTGCTGTTTATACACATAAGCCAGCTGATGAAGTAATAGCAAGTGTAAATTATGTTTTTGAAACAGATTGTAGGTTAAAAACAAGGCATAGAAAAGTTACTGATGCAAGACATTGTGTATGTTTACTTTTAAGAACATATACTGATTTAAGTTACAAAGAAATAGGTGAATATTTATCTACATATGCTGATCATACTACAGTTATAAGTTCTGTTAAAAAATGCAAGAATTTATTAGAAGTAGATGAAATTTTTGCATCAAAATACAATCAATGTAAAGATATTATTGAAGGTAGATTAAAAATTAATCATGGTAATTTAGAAATTAATTGTTAAATTTGCAATACGAAGGATGCAGCCTTCTATAAGAAAACATTAATGTCCCTGATGGGTGCGGAACTGCATTTCCAATCCCATTCAGGGATTTTTATTTTATGGCAAAAGATCCAGCAGTCTTATTTTATACAAGTGATTTTTTAAGTGGAACATTTTCAATGACAAATGAAGAAGTTGGAATGTACATAAGGTTATTATGTTTGCAACATCAAAAAGGTAAGTTAACAGAAAAGGATATGCTAAGCATATGCAAAGCATATGCACCTGATGTATATGATAAATTTGAACTTGTAGATGGGTATTATATCAATAAGAGAATGTTTGATGAATCAGAAAAGAGGTCAAATTATACCAATTCAAGAAGAAATAATGCAAAAACTAAGCATATGCCTGAGCATATGCAACAGCATATGCCTATGCATATGGAAAATGAAAATGAAAATATAAATGAAAATAAAAATAAGAGATTAAAGAAGCCAACAGTTTCAGAAGTTGAAGATTATTTTATAGAAAAAGGATCAACTGTAGAAAAGGCAAAACAAGCTTTTGAATATTATGAAACTGCTAATTGGCATGATAGCAAAGGAAAACCAGTAAAAAATTGGAAACAAAAAATGTTAGCAGTTTGGATAAATAATTCTAATTTTAACAATAGTTTTAAATCACCAAAAACAAAAACGGAAATATATGCAGACTATTACGAAAGACTTAGAGCTTCTATCGGAAGCCAAGAAGACTCCAAAGCTAATGGACTCATCAACTATTGATATAGTTGAGATTATAACAAAAGCAATGATTCTTTTAGGTGTAAAAGGAGAAAGATTACCATCAGAATTTGAAATAAAATACATGAGTCAAATGATGAGAGTTGATTATGGACAGTTACCGATTGGTGAGTTTAAATTAGCTTTTGATTTAATGATTAAAAACAAACTTGATGAAAATCCTGAAACATATCAAAATTTTTCAGCATTGTATCTTTCAAGATTAATGACATCATATGCAAGATGGGCTTATAGACATAAAATTGAAGAAAAACCTGTAGAACAAAAGCAAATAGAAGCTCCAAAAATATCAGATGATGAAATATTACAAATGTCAATGGATATTTACAAGAAAAACAAAGACTGGGAGCATATATTCTATGGATTAAGATGTTTTAATATTTTGTATAAACAAAACTTAATAACAGATTTTGAAGGTACTTTAAAAAGAACAGAAGAAGCAATAAAAAAGAAATTCTTATATGCTTCATATAAAGAAAAAAAAGAAATGAATGAGTTGTTAGAAGATGATGAATACATGGAATTAGCTTGCAGAAGAATGGCAGTAGCTGAATATTTTGATAACTTATTAAAAAAATAATTAAATTGCGTTGTAAATCCTGTTTTAAATTTTATACTGTAACTGTTTATAAAAATAAACATGGCAAAAAAGAGTGCCCATATTGCGGAATTATCCAAGGAGTTAACTGCTTCGGATCTAACAAAATGGGCGAAAATGGAAGGAGAAAGACTTGGAATGAGACTGAACAGAGTCAACAATATACCTGTCAGAAGGAGAAAAGGAACAATAGAGAAGGGATGGTCAGATTTACAGGGATATAATCAATTAGGGTTATATGTTGCAATAGAGGTTAAAAAAATAGGAGATAGATTAAGTAAAGAACAAATAGATAGACTCAATGATATAATTGACTGCGGCGGTATTGCATTTATATGTACACAGCAAGGTTTAAATCCAATTTTAAACAAATGGACAAAAATGCAATATTAACAGAATTGTGGAATAGTGATGATGTTAATCAAGCTATTAAAAAAATGCATCCTGTTGAATTACAAGATGATTTAAAAAGTGAAGTGTTTTTAATTATAGCAGAACTTGATGAAAAAAAAGTTATTGAGTTATATGAAAAAAAACAGATTAGATTTTACATGGTTCGTATAATGTTAAATCTTGTAAGATCTACAGATAAAAAATTTTTTAAAAAATACAGAGATTTTGTAGAGTGGCAACCTATAGAAAAAGCAGATGAAATAGAAGTTGATGTATCAGAAAATGTTATGCAACATATTGAAGGTTTATATTGGTATCAGAAAGAAATATTAAGACTATATGCATTTGAGTTTAAATGTAATGCAAAAGAGTTAAGTAGACAAACAGGGATTCCATATATGAGCATAATAAGAACTTTAAATCAGACTAAAAACGAATTAAAAAAACTTATAAGAAAATGATAATAATTGCAGCTTTAATGTTTTCAATATTCTTTGTTGAAATACATAGATTTGATCAAAAGTGGAAATTAGATTTTAAACCTTTTAACTGTGCGAGTTGCTTGTCAGCATGGATTGCATTAGCACTTTATTTTCTTCCTGTAGAGATTACAGAAATCATGGCTTATATGTTTACTGCAGGATCACTTGCACCAATTATGAGAATGCTATTTCTAAAACTTTATAAAATACTATCATGAAACAAGAACACAAAGATTATTTAGAAGAACATATAGGAAATTTTCATACTGTTCAAAATGGGTATGTACGCAATTTAGATATTCAACTACTCAATATGTATGAACATATATATAAACTCTATCTTGATCCAAACTTTGTTTTGACTAAATGGTGCAGCAGTTGCGTTATGGATATGTTAAAAAGACTATATAGTTATTATTTAAGTTTGCCACAAGAGCAAGTTCAGGATTTACCAGTTGTACAATCTAATGTACATGAAGTTGTACAACCTAAAAAGAAAGGTAGACAAAAAAAATGAGAATACTTGCAATAACATCAAAGTTTTCAGGTGTAGGCTATCATAGAATAATGCTGCCTTTAGTGCATATGCAGAAAGATTATTGTTTGGTAACTGATACACTAAGTGAGGAAATAGTTAGTCAAGGATTTGATATATTTGTTATGAACAGGTTCTTGGCTGATATAAGTATTGAGCAAATAATTGATTGGCGAAATAAATATGGATTTAAATTAGTAGTTGACAATGATGATTATTGGCAACTTGATCCAACTCATATACTTTACAATAGATACAAGGCAAATAATATAACTGATAAAATAATTCAATATATAAAGATTGCAGATTTATGTACCTGCACTCATGAAAGACTTGCAGATGGTATTTATCAATACAATCAGAATGTAGAGATTTTGCCTAATGCTTTACCATATGGAGAGGAGCAGTTTCTTGACAATAAAATAGAATCTGACAAATTCAGGTTATTCTGGTCAGGATCAGGAACACATGAAAAGGATTTAAAGATTATTAAAGAACCTGTAAAGAGATTAATTGCTGATAATGTAAAAATGGTCATTGCAGGTTATAATGAAAGTGAAGGCGAAGTCTGGAATAATATGTGCTATTATTTCTCAGCAGGTAGGAAACTTGACACTCACATTTACAGATATGCACCAATTGAGAGATATATGGCTGCTTATGCAGATTCTGATGTTAGTTTGATTCCTTTGGTTGAGTCAAAGTTTAACGGAATGAAAAGCAATCTAAAGGTTTTAGAAACTGCAGCAAAGAAAAACCCTGCTATAGTTTCCGATGTCCACCCATATAAAAACCTTCCTGTTTTGTACGTTAAAAAACAATCTGATTGGTATAAGCATATAAAGAATTTGTTAAACGATCCACAGATGCGAGTGGAGTTAGGACATCAGCTTTTTGAATATTGCCAAAGCAATTTTAATTTTAAACAGATAAATATTAAAAGAAACAGCATTTATAATAAACTGATCTAAATGCCTGTTATAAAATGCTCAAACGGAAAATACAGAATTGGTAACGGATCATGTATTTACGATTCAGAGGAAAAAGCACACAGAGCATGGGCAGCCATCAGGGTTGCAATGGCAGACAGTTACAATGACTATCCACAATCAGCAGTTAATGCAGCAAAAAGAGCAATAGATTGGGCAGAAAAAAATGGATGGGGATCATGCTTAACTCCTGTAGGTAAAGCCAGAGCATATCAATTAGCAAGAAAAGAAAATATTACAAGAGATACAATTGCAAGAATGGCGGCATTTGCAAGACATTTGCAATATAAAGATGTCCCATATTCAAAAGGTTGTGGAGGTTTAGCTGTAGATGCATGGGGTGGGCAAGCAGGTATTGAATGGGCTCAACGTAAATTACAAGAAATAAAAGATGGACAAAAATAGTATTGGAATGTGCTTTGCCACAATCCTAACAAATATATTTGCAAACGTTACTTTATCTGAAATGGGTAATATAGTGACAATTGGAGTAGGTTTAACCACAATAGTTTACAATCTTTATAAGATCAAACACGAAAAAAAGAAATGAGGCAATTCTTTACCGAAGATAATAACAGATTAAGCATGAAGCGATTGTGCGGATTTCTCTGCACAGTCAGTCTTTGTGCTGAGTTATTTCACAGAGGTGGGGATGTATTGGTTACTTCATTGGCATTTATAGGAGCAGGATTTTTAGGATTAACAACAGCAGAAAAAATATTTAAAAAATGAAACTGTCTGAGCATCTTGAATTGGCTGAAGTCATCAGGAGTGAATCAGCCAAGCGTAGAGGTATTTCAAATATGCCTACTGAAGAGCATGTTGCTAACTTAAAAAAATTAGCAGAAAATATATTTGAACCCATTAGATCAAATTTTAGACAACCTATCAGAATTAGTTCAGGTTATAGAAGTCAATCATTAAATGCCGCTATTGGTGGTGCAAGAAATTCTCAACATAGTACTGGTGAAGCGATAGATATTGATATGGAAGGAACTAATTTAAAAAATAAAGAAATATTTAATTTTATAAAAAATAAGCTTAATTTTGATCAGCTTATTTACGAGTTTGGTGATAACAATGAACCAGATTGGGTTCATGTTAGTTATAAATCAAATGGACAGCAGAGGAAACAGGTATTAAGAGCCATAAAAGAAAATGGCAAAACAAAATACATTCCATATGCCGACAAAACGTAGGCGATTATTTTTCGATATAGAAACAAGTCCAAATATTGGATTGTTCTGGTCAGCTGGATATAAACAAAATATTGATTATTCTAATATTATTAAAGAAAGAGCAATCATTTGTATTTGTTATAAGTGGGAAGAAGAAAAAGAAGTTTATGGACTTCATTGGGATAAAAAACAGTCTGACAAAAAAATGCTTGAAGAGTTCATTGAAGTAGCAAATCAAGCAACAGAATTAGTTGGGCATAATGGAGATAAATTTGATTTAGCTTGGATTCGTACAAGATGTTTATATCACGGAATCAATATGTTTCCTACATATACAACAATTGATACATTAAAAATAGCAAGATCAAAATTTAGATTTAACTCAAATAGATTGAATTATATAGCAAATTATTTAGGTATTGGTCAAAAGATTAAAACAGAATTTGATTTGTGGAAAGCAATACTTTTAGATAACAATGCTACAGCAATGGAAAAAATGTTAAAATATTGCAAGCAGGATGTTGTACTTTTGGAAAAGGTTTTTAAGCATATAAATAACCATATTGAACCTAAAAGTCATTATGGTGTTTTATTTGGTAGTGATAGAGGAAGTTGCCCTGAATGCGGATCAGATGATCTAATTATTCAACGGAAAAAAACAATAGCATCAGGACTTAAAAAAATTATATATCAATGTAAAACCTGCGGCAAATATCATTCTAAAACTGATAGATAATGTTACCTAAAAAAATAAATAAAATGAGCATCGAAGAACAGGAAGTGTATTTGATTAAGAAAGTGCAGGAGTTGTACAGAAAAGAGGAAATTTACAGGAGGGCACTTGCAAGAGTTAGAGGTAATCATAAAATAGATTTGTCAGAATTAGAAAGACCAGATTTATTGGAAATGAAAAGTGAACAGAATTAAAGTTAAATATCGAAAACTTGGCAAACATAAAGTCTGGGGTTTTTCGGACAGTTCTGGTTTTGTGGAATTGGATGCAACACTTAAAGGGAAAAAACATCTTGAAATACTTATACATGAATGCTTGCATTTACTTTATCCTAAAGATACAGAAGAGCAAATAGTAGAAAAAAGTATTTTATTAACAAATACGATTTGGCATGAAAAATATAGAAGAATAGAAGACAAAGAAGATATTCCAATGCAAGATGGTACATTATGAAAAAGCATACGCAGATATATATGAAATATTTTGGTTATGGAGTTGATGATTTCATTGGCTGTGAAGTATGCGGTAATAAAGCTGTTGACATTCACCATATTGATTGCAGGGGTATGGGTAGCAGCAAAGATAAAGACACGATCCAAAACCTGATGGCAGTATGTAGAATGTGCCATGAAAAGTATGGTGACAAAAAGGAATACACAGAATTATTAAAACAAACACACGAAAGATTTATAGATATTTATGGCAAAATATACTGATAAAGAATTTTTAGATATTGAACTCAAAATGGGTGTCAGTTTAGATAATCCGCAATTCATGGACTTGGCAAGAAATACAGTTGGTCAACTTAATGGATATGGTGCGAGTATTTTGGATTATGGTTGCGGAGTTGGAGCATATAGCAAAGCAGCAATTGATCATGGGTTTAAAGTATATGCATTTGAGAAGTTTAAAAGTCATAAAGACTATTTAAAGAAAAATTTAACTGAATTAAAATTAGTTACCAAACTGCCAAAAACAGATATTCTGATGTTTATTGAAACAGCAGAACATATGACTGATGATGAAATAAAAGGAATTTTTCAGCATATAAATCCAATATGGATTCTGTTTAGCAGTACAAGTCAAAAGACTGCTAATGATGAAATGTGGGGGCATATAAACGTAAAAGAACAAAAAGAATGGGATGAGTTCTTTTTGCAGTTAGGGTATAGAGTACACAAACAGGTTACACTTCCCACAGAATGGTCAAAGATTTATCAATTAATGTAATATGAAAAAAATAATTATGTATTTAAAATGGTTGGAATCCTATAGGCTTGAATTAATGGAAAGAGCAGGGAGGGCATGGTAAATGAAAAAGGGATCACAGGATAAAATAAAAGTTACCTTTGGTAAACGAAAGAAAGGTAAAGCACAGAAATCATTTAATAAACATGACAGAAAAGAACGAAATTATCGTGGTCAGGGTAGATAATTTTATAATTTGTCAAAATATAATATATGGCAAATGAACAAAACTTAAAACCCTTTAAAAAAGGGTATGATGAAAAAAGAAATATGAACGGCAGGCCAAGGAAATATGTATCAAATTTAAAAGATCAGGGTTATAAATTATCTGAAGTTAATGATGCAATACAAGTATTAATTTCAATGACTGTCGATGAGTTGATTGAAGTTACAGAAAATACTGAAGCAACTGTATTAGAAGTTACTGTTGCAAACTCAATTATAAAATCATTAAAAAAAGGTAGTTTATATTCTTTAGATACATTATTAACAAGAACTTTTGGAAAGCCAAGAGAAACAATTGATGCAAATGTAAACGGTCAATTACAAGGGAAAATTGAGGTTATTATAAATTCAAGTCAAGTTCCTTTAGCAAATAGAGAAACAGATGTAGATGTTACAAAATAATATTTTTCAAACAACAGATGTTTTTAAGGCAAATAGAGACGCTAAAACAGAAATAATAATTAATCAAGGTGGAACCTCTTCAGGTAAAACCTATGCAATAATGCAGAATTTATTTTTGCATGCTATTGAAGAACCAAATCAAGTTATTACTGTTGTTGGTCAAGATATTCCAAATTTAAAAGTTGGTGCATTAAGAGATGCTGAAACTATTGTTTCATCAAGTGAAATATTACAAGCATACATTAATAATTATAATAAGTCAGATAGGGTATTTACATTTTTTAATGGTTCCATTATAGAGTTTAAAAGTTATGATGATTGGCAAGATGCTAAATCTGGAAAACGTGATTATTTGTTTATGAATGAGGTTAATGGAATACCTAAACCAATATTTGATGAATTATATTTAAGAACAAAAAGAAGAACATATTTAGATTATAACCCAAATACAGAGTTTTGGGTGCATAGTGATTTAATAGGTAAAGAAAATGTTACATTAATAATTTCAGATCATCGTCATAATACGTTTTTAGATCAGAACATTCATAACAAAATTGAATCAATTGAAGATCCAGAATTATGGAAAGTTTATGCAAGAGGATTAACTGGTAAATTAGAAGGAGTAATTTTTAGAGATTATAATATTATACCAAATGTTAGTTTAGATGCAAAACTTATAGGTTATGGATTAGACTTTGGATTTACAAATGATCCTACTTCTTTGATTGCAATGTATAATCAAAATGGAGAAATAGTTTTAGATGAATTAATTTATGAGAAAAGATTATTAAATGTGGATATAAGCAACAGAATGCGAGAATTAAATATATCAGGAACTATTGTTGCTGACTCTGCTGAACCTAAGTCAATTGCTGAATTACAATCATATGGTTGGTTTGTAGAACCTGCAAAAAAAGGAAATGATAGTATTAGGCAATCAATAAATATTCTAAAAAGATATAAAATAAATGTGACTCAAAGTAGTCATAATTTAAAAAAAGAGTTAAATGCATATAAATGGAAACAAAGTAAAGATGGAAAACTTGAAAATGTTCCTGTTGATTTCATGAATCACGCAATAGATGCTACACGTTATATATGCTTGAACCTATTAGATAATGTTTCAAGAGGAAGATATTCCTTTATGTAAGTTATTGATTATCAATTAATTATACTGTATTAAATTAATTTTATAAAATTCTTGTGTATTTTCAAGAAATTAGTATATTTGCGTAATAAACCTATTACATGAATAATATACTAAAGAAGGCTCATGAGATAGTATATGAGCGTACAGAAGAAAAACAAAGACAATATGGACCATTTGAAGAAGGCATGCAACGAGCTGCTCAGATTTTAAATGGTATGACAGGATTAAATGTTGATGCCGAAATAATGTACAAGGCATTAATTGCATTAAAACTTTCCAGAGAATCTTATAATCATAAAGAAGACAATTTGCTTGATGCAGTTGCATATCTTTCATCAATGAACGATTTTTTAAACAAAATTAAATAAAAATGGAAACAATCACAATCGGTGCAAATGTTCAGTTTGAATCATTTTCTAAACCAAAAACAACAATTGTAGGAGAAGTTGTAAAAATCTACACAAGTAAAAAAGACAACAAAGAGTATTGTCAAGTAAAATCTAATGGCAAACTATTTTCTAAACAATTAACTAAAGTAACTTTAACCAAATACACATCACCTAATGAAGCGGTATAACACAACAGATTTAGATCCTGTTTCAACATTTGAAAGGCATGTATTTCACAGAGATCAATTTGCACATTATTTAAGATGGTCACATATTGTTAAAGAAGCCAAAATTGGTGAAACAGTAGTAGACTTTGGATGTGGCAAAGGAAATATGCTTGAAGTATTTTATAGAAATAAATTTATTAAAATGTTTGAAGAATTAAAAGCATACTATGATAGTAACTTGCTTAGCGTAATTATTGCACCATTTTTTCCTGAACAATCTCGCAATACATTGTGGGTATTAAAACGTAAATAATATGGAATTAACTAATGAATTTGAACCTATAAGAAAATGGGCAAGAAGTAGAGGATTATATGAAAAAGGTGATGTAAAGACTCAATTTGTAAAACTACAAGAAGAAGCAGGTGAACTTGCAAAAGCTATTTTAAAAAATGATCATTTAGAATTTAATGATGCAATAGGAGATTGCGTTGTTGTTCTAACAAATCTTGCTCATCTTGGAGGAGTTAAAATAGAACATTGTATTAATGGCGCATACGAAGTTATTGCAAAGAGAAGTGGTAAAATGGAAAATGGAACATTTGTAAAAAATGCAGAATAAGCATACATTTTACATGAATTTAGCTCTGAATGTGGCACAAGCTTCTTACTGTGTAAGAAAAAAAGTAGGAGCATTAATTGTCAATCAAGATAATGTTATAGCAATTGGTTATAATGGGACAATTAGTGGTTTTCATAATGTATGTGAGTTAGAAGATGGATCTACAAGACCAGATGTACTTCATGCGGAATCAAATGCAATAGCAAAATGTGCTAAGTCATCAAACAATTCAGATGGGGCGGCATTGTATGTAACTTTGTCGCCTTGTTTTGAATGTGCCAAAATAATTATTCAGTCTGGAATAAAAGAAGTATATTACTTAGAAGAATATAGAATCCTTGATGGATTAAACCTATTACGAAAATCAAAGATTTATGTACAACAAATCATATTATAATGCTCAAGATGCATTTGAAGACTTGTATGACATTATAATGAAAAATGGTGAAGAAAGAAATGGAACTAAAACAGTCCACAATGTATTAGTTGAAATAAGAACACCTAAAGAAAACTTAATAAGAACAGAATGGCGTAAATGGAATCCATACTATGCTGAATATGAGTTCCAATGGTACCTGTCAGGTAATCCTAATGCAGAAGAAATATCTAAGAAAGCTAAGATATGGGCAACCATGATGGATAAGAATGGAAATGTCAATTCTAACTATGGCTATCAGTGGAAAAGAAATAACCAACTTAATAAGGTTATAGACATGCTTAGAAATGATCCTCTGACACGTAGAGCGAGTATTTCACTGTATGATGGTAAAGAAATAGATAAATATGCTAAAGACACAATCTGCACATATGCTATTAATTTCTATATAGATAATAATGACGAATTAAGTATGCAAGTAATGATGAGATCAAATGATCTTGTTTATGGTTTCTGCAATGATCAATACTGTTTTAGTGAACTTCAAATAATCGTAGCAAAAGAATTAGGAAGAAAAGTTGGCAAATACTACCATTATGTTTGCAATATGCATATATATGAAAGGCATTATAAGATTAAAGAAACTGTGAAATAACAGTGAAATTGCCCGTTTTAGCCATTTTATAACTAATTGATTTACAATATATTATAAAATATTGTAATATTTTTTAAAAAAAAGTTTACTTTAAGTGTTCTATTATTAAAGAAAGGTTTATATTAGCTGTATAAACAAAAACACTTATTATGAAACAGATTAACAAAGAATTACTTAGCAATCCAAAAAATCCACATTATTTTATTTTTAGTAATTATTGCAGTATAATAACTAAAGAAAGCAAGATTGTAGATTTTTTACCTTTTAAAGATTCTGGTTTCGCAAGTAAATATGCAAAAAAATTAGGAAAAGGATATTTTGCTTCTTTTGCAACACATTTAGAATATCAAAAAATTGTTGATTTTAAACTTTTATAATGAAAAAAGAAATAGTAAACTTACTTTTAGCATTAATTATTGGCGCAATTATTATTGGTTTACTTCAAGACAATTACTGTTTATGACTCCAAAAGAAAAAGCAAAACAAATTGTTGATGAATTACAATTTGCGATTATTGAAAGAAATGGAATATTATATTCTGGTATAAAAAAAGATGTAGCAATTGAAGCCTCAAAAATAGTGATAACCAATATTTTAAGAGAAGAAATATCTTTAACATATACAATTTATTGGGATAATGTAATTAAAGAAATAGAAAAATTATGAAATTACACAACAAAGATGTCATAATTGACTTGCTTACAAATAAAGAGCATTTAAGGGATAATGATCAAGCATTAATTGCCAATATTTGGTGGCGAGAATTAGTTACACAAGGAAAAGATAAGATAACAGTTTTTGAATTTCTTAAGATATTTTCTGAAGGAAAACTGTCAAATCCTGAATCAATAAGACGTGCAAGAGCAAAAATTCAAGAACAACAATCTGAACTTCGTGGAGAAAGTTACTACGAAAGACATAAAGAAGAAAAAAGATTCAGACAAGAAATCATTAATTATTAAATTTTATTTATATTCGCAAAAACCACTATTATGAAAATTGAATTAATTAAAGAAACAAATTTTTCAGGAGAAGAAACTTATTTTGTAACTATTGATGGATTATATGTTTCAGGATCAATGTCAGGAAATCCTGAAGTGGCAGAAAAAAGGTATCAATTCATTGTAGAAAGCAGAGGTGAAAAGAAAACAGAAATTATCAAACAAATAGAAATATGATCGGTGAATTATTAAGGAAAACAAGACAAGAACAGAATTTAACCCAGAAACAATTAGCTGAAAAATCAGGTATCAGTTTTGTTTCAATAAACCGTATTGAGAATGGCAATCCACCAAGATTATCCGTTGTTGAAAAGATTTTTTCAGCTATGGGAAAACGAGTCACCATCAACCTTTCAGATTATACTGAAATACATGGTTAGTATTTTATGGATCACATCAGCAATATTAATTTGTTTTCCTATTGTTGCTGTAGGTTTATATTATGCATTTATAGAATGGTATGACAAAATTCACTACTAATGACATGGAATGATCTGAATGTATTTCAGTATCAACAATTGGAGAAAATACTATTGGGTGAAAATCCATTAGGTCATGCCATGAGAATAATAGCAATAATTAACTCAACCACAGAGTCACAGGTTGAGAAATATAGCCATAAAAGGCTATTAAAGGAACTGCAAAAAATAAAATTTTTAATTACTCAGTTTGATGGTAAACCAAAAGATTATATTCAAGTAGGTTTAAAAAGATATATCTGCAATTATGATATAAACAAAGTAAATACTGCCAGATATATTGAAACAAAAGTATTTGCAAAGGACTTTGTTCAGAACTTGCATAAAGTTGCAGCGAGTATGGTGATGCCAACATTATTCACTCCGTTTGGTTATTTTGCTAAGCGTTACAATGCAACCTTGCACAGCATTTATAGTCAGGACATACAGGAGGCAAATTTTGTTGATGTTTATTTTTCTGTCACTAAATATGTTAAGATGATTTCTGATCTGGACTCCAATTATAAGGGGTTATACGATGAGATAGATCAGGATATGGAAAGTCAGCAGCAAAGGGGTGGAAGCAGGTTTGTTGAGTTTTATGGGTGGCAGTATTGTGCTAAAATTGTGGCAGAGCATGAAAACATAACTTTGGATGCAGCATACAATTTACCTGTCATACAATTCTTAAATGATCTGTCATATTTGAAGGCAGAAAGAGATTATATTAAAAACGGATAGATGGAAATAGAAATCTTGTACCATACAGATACAACAAAGATGCTCAAGGATTTAGATATGGAGTTTAATTGGGATGATCTTGATAGGGTTATGGCATATTTCTGTAATATAGATGTGATCCTGCCCTATTTTAGGGATGGGGTTGAATATACAGAGATTCACGTTGGAAATCATACATATATCAGTACAGTACCTTATTTGTTATTAAAGAAAATTTTAATTCAATTACAATAATTTTTCATAGCGGTTGTTTTACCCTGCCTTTTTAGGCGGGGTTTTTTATTCCAGTTATTTTCTAAGATTTTCTTCATTTATATATATGAATAAGGCTCAGGCTAAATTTATTGCTGATGACTTTGTAAACAAGTTCAATGCAGAATTTAATGATGTTGATCCAAGCACATTTAATGCACTTGAAAAGGTTTTATTTGAGTATGGTCTGGAATTTAACAGGGCAATCAAAAGAAACTTGCAGAGGGCGGCAGCAATTAATACAGGAGCATTATTGGACATTGAAATCCCTTTTATTCAAAATAAAGAATCTTTGTCTGTTTTAAATCTTGGTTATCCAATAGGATCAAAACAAGACAAATACTATGATTTCATAAACAAGGGTGTTGTAGGTGTCGGAGGCAAGAATGCCAGAAAGAAATTTGCAACAGGTAAATATAGGTTTAAATCAGCAAAGGTTGGATATTTCATGGCTAATGCTATTGCAAGATGGTTAGCTAATGCAAAAATCAAATCGGGTGCTGAGAGAGTGCCAATTACCAGAGTGGAAAAGAAAAGAGCAAAATTGACTGCAATAGTTGATGCTGCAAAAAGCAAGAGAAAACTATCATTTGCAATTGCAAGAGGGATAAAGAGAGACGGTATAAAAGCAACGCAATATGTTGATCAGGCAATTAATTTAGTATTCAATAAAGAATTTAGAGAGGCATTAGAAATTGCTCTAAGTGCTGATATAATTGTACAAATAAAATCAAGTCAACCAAATGGCAATAACGATAACAGATAGTCCTGTAGCATATGCATCTCTGCATGATGATTTGTGGTTTGTTTCAACATCCACAAACTCAGGAACTACAAATTTTAAATTTGTGTATGATGTAAGGGTTAACGGAAATATAGTTAGCACAGTAAAGGTTTTCCCTGATCCATCAGGTAGTGTTGGAATTTTCAATGCATCACCAATTGTCAGGGCATACGTTACAAATTACTTTGAGCCTTCTGGAAATTCAATTCTGGTGGCATCTAATGACAAATTAAAAGTAACTTATAATGTTGCTGTAGGTGAGGAGGTCACAGGAACTATAACCAGAAATATGGCATCTGGTGAGTTCAGTAGTTACAATTACTATCCACCATTGTTTGCGGATATACTCGCAATTAATGATAATACTCCATTAGTCCTGTCAAACTATTATGATAATCTTTTGATTGAGAATTTTAGTGATGATTGGCTAACAGAAAGAGATACTGATAATATAGGAATTGAATATGGTGACAATTTTTATGCAACATATTTTAAGAAAACAGGAGGTACATATTCTGCATGGGTTGAGGTTGTTGATTCAGGAGAACAGGTTTTAACTACTGTTAGTGCAAACATCAGTTTAGCAGGAGAGATGAATCTTTTTAATTTACAGGCTGCTCACGTTAATGATTGGGCAGGAAGTACAATAATAACTTCATCAACATATGGTTATAATTTCTATCTGAAAAGAGGAGTTGCGGTTTCAAGAGTTTTAAAGATCAGGCAGAAATGCTATCCTAAGTACAAGCAATATAACTTGCATTTCCTGAATAGAGTCGGAGGTTGGGACACAATGAAGTTTGCTCTGGTTAATAGGCGAAGCAGCGAATTTCAAAGGAGTTCATACAGAAGAAATGATTGGCAGTTATCAGGCAACCAGATGAAAAATGTGGATTCTTACAACAGGTATAATGAAACTTCTTTGAACTATGCAATACAACATAAAGACAGATTTCATTTAATATCTGATTGGGTTAGTGAACAGGATTATACATGGTTGGCTCAATTGGTTGCGAGTTCAATATGTTATATTGAGGTACAAGGTGCATATTTCCCTGTGACAATTGCGAGTACAAATTACACATACAAGGTAGCAAGTGCAGACAAACTATTTAATTTTGAAATAGACATTGAGGTTAGTAAATACTTAAACTCACAGTTTAGATGATATCTACAGAGATTTATATTGAAGATAATAGATTGGATTTGGTTGATGAAATATCAACTGAATTTCAATATGCAATTGATGATATTCAGGACTTTGGTAGTAAAAATACTTCCTTTTCAAAGACCATCAATATCACAGGTACTGCAAACAATAATAAAATTTTTGGATTTGTTTTTGATTTAGGCAATGCAAATATCACAGATAATGATCAGCCTAATGTTGGGTATAATTTCAATGCATCCAGAGTTGCAAACTGTAGGATATTCATTGATAAAATACAGATATTTAAAGGGGTTTTAAGGCTCTTAGAAATTGTTAAAGATGGATCAGTTATAGAATATCAATGTGCAGTATTTGGTGAATTAGGTGGATTTATATCTGCATTAGGGAATAACAGATTAGAAGATTTAAAAGATGTTTCAGGTGGGGGTTATCCTCTTTATAGCGAATATAATGAGGCATGGACTGCTGCAAATATAACAGATCAATCTGTACCTGTTTCAGGAAGTCCGATTCTTTATGGTTTGATTGACATAGGGAATGTGAGCACCAATAAGGTTGATTTTGATTTCAAGGCATTCAGACCATGTTACAAGGTAAAAGAAATGCTTGAAAAAATCAGGATTCAATCTGGATATACTTGGGATTTCTCATATTTAAGTAATTCATTATTTGATAGACTTGTTATTCCTACAAACAGAAAGGTTTTATCAAACTCAACAACTCAGGCATTTTATGCAAATGCTGTAGCTCAAACATATAATACAGAAAACTTACCCGATTTTTCTGTGGTTACTGCAGGAAATTTTACATTAGTGGGAAGTTCATATAGATACAATGGTGCATCAGCTTTGCCATGTACAATACAGACTGAATTATATGGTGAGTTTTTAGATGTTCAACAGGATGGTTTAGGAGGTTATTACGATGTAACTGTTTATATAAGGGTAAATAGCTTAGAGGTTAAAACAGAAACATTCCCTGTCTTTGCATTGCCCAGATATTTTAATCTATTCTTAGAATATAATACAACTCTTAATACTAATGATACTATAGATGTTTGGGTATCATCTGCTGCAACTCAATATTCAATAACATCAGGTTATTTAGCTGTTAATACAACAACTGTGACTGATGTACCTATCAACTATGGAGAAACTATTCAGTTTGATAAACAATTGCCTCAGGGTATATTTCAGAGAGATTTCTTTTTGTCAATATGCAAGATGTTCAATCTATATGTTTATGATGATCCTGTAGTAGAAAAGAAAATAATTGTTAAACCATATATTGATTTTTATAAATCAGGAATTTATCAGGGAACATGGAATGCATCAACAAATAATCCTGCATTATCAGATAGTACAGGAACAGAAAGTTATGTTTATCAAATATCAGTTACAGGAACAAGGGATTTAGGTCATGGATTAACAACATATAATGCTAATGATTATGTTTATTATGAAAATGGTATATGGAAAATATCAACAAGTAAAGATGCATTAACTCAAGATTGGACAAACAAAATTGATAGATCAAAACCAATGAGCATTAAACCAATGAGTGAAATTAATGCCAGATATTATCAATTTAAGTTTAAACAGGACAATGATTTGTATAATGAAAACTATAGAAAGAAATATGCAGAAGGTTATGGTGATAGGATATTTGATACTGAATTTGATTTTGTTAAAGATACTGACACAACTGAGGTGATATTTAGTGCGAGTCCATTATATAGAAAACAGGGGACAGATAAAATTTATCCTGCAATTTATAAGGTAGGATCAGGTGGAGTTGAGGAGTCAATGGATTTTAATATTAGAATATTTCAGGCAAAATATATAACTGAAATGACAGGATATAAAATTGAAAATAATGGAAGTCCTGTGCAAAATGGTGTAACTACATATACTTATGTTGGACATTTGGATGATCCATTTAATGCCACAAATGATATAAATTTTGGAGCACCAAAAGAGATTTATTATTTAGCAACAACATATCCAACTACTAATCTATTTAACGCATATTATTCAGATTATATGGCTGAAATCACAGACAAAGATAGTAAACTATTAACCTGCAATATATTGTTAAATACAATGGATATTTATAATCTTGATTTTGGTAAGTTAGTTTGGATTGATGGTGTGTTATTCAGATTAAATACAATTGAAGGTTATAACCCTATGGATTATACAACAACTAAAGTTTCATTATTAAAGGCAATTGAAAAAACATTTTAATGAGTCAAGAATTAGATATTAAAGTCAAAGTCGACACAGGTGACAGTACCAAAAAGGTAGGAGAGTTAGGTAAGAGTGTCGAAAATGTAGGAAAGAGTGCACAGAATGCTGAGAAGGCTGCTGCATCATCATTTGGGAAAATAGGTACACTCCTGAAAAGTTTAGGACTTGTTGCTGCAGTTGCTAAGGCATTTGAATTTTTCAAAGATGTACTTGGTAGAAATCAAAAGGTAGCTGATCTATTTAGTACATCACTTAATTTTTTAACAGGTGTATTTTCTGATCTGGTTAAACTTATTGTAGATAATACAGAAAAAGTTGTTGGATTTATAAAGAATGTTTTTCAAGAACCACAAAAGTATGTTAAGGAATTAGGTGAGTTAATTAAAAGTAATGTCATTGAACGATTTGAGTCAATGATTGAGGCTGCAGGTTTATTGGGAACTACTCTTAAAAATTTACTTACAGGTAATTTTACTGAGGCAGGTAAAAGTGCAAAACTATTCGGTAAAGAATTAGTTGATGTTGTCACAGGTGTTGATGATTCATTTAATAGAGCAGCAGAAGGTGTAAATAATTTAATTGACGCGAGTGGAGAATATTTTAACAAGAAATTAGAAGAAGCAAAAGCATTAACTAATGCTACAAATAATCAAATTTTAGCTGAGGCAAGACTTTTAAATGCCATAAAGAAAAATGAGATTGAGGCTGAAAAGTTAAGACAAACAAGAGACAATGAGCAGTTAAGCATTGAAGAAAGGATTGCAGCAAATGATAAACTTGCAAAAGTTCTTGATCAGGGAGAAAAAGCTGAAAGAGCATTAATAGGTCAAAAGTTAGCAAGAATAAATGCTGAGATTAAATTAAGTGGATCAAATAATGAGCTTTTAGCAGAAAGAATAAGAGTTCAGGGTGAACTTGCTGATGTTGAAGAGAAATATACAGGCAAAAGAACTGAGCAACTTATAAATGTTAATAGTCTTTTAAGGGAGCAATTAGAAATACAAAAATTAATACAGCAAAATCAAAATAAACTTTTATTCGATTCCAGAAAGGCAGAGGCTGAACTGATCAAAGATGAACAGAAAAGGCTACAGGCTAAAAAGCAGATTTATATTGAGGAAAGCATTTTAGAGGTTTCCAGACTTGAGGATAATGTTAAGCTATATGCAAAAGGTACACTTGCAAGAACTCAGGCAGAGATAGAACTTGCAAATAAAAAGTCTGAAGTTGCAGGTCAGTTGAAACAGCTTGACAATGACATCACTCAATCTTTCTTGAACAGAAACCTATCTGAACTTGAGGCATTGGCATCCAGAGAAAGGGAAACATTTGACATTAGAAAAATGGCATTAGATGCTGAAGAAAAACTAATTGAGGAGTCTTTCCAAAAAGGTTTAATCTCTGAGCAAGATCGAAATAATAAGTTGAGAAAGTTATCTGAGGATAGAATTAATATAGAGTTGGCTGAGAAAGAGCAAAAAGCTGCAATTCAGGCTGCTTATATTGATATAACAGCACAGGCAGCAGGATTAGCAAAACAACTATTCGAGAAAAGCAAGGGAGTTCAGATAGCATCTTTGGTTGTTGAACAAGCAGGTGCAATTGGTAAGATTCTTGCCAACTTAGGAATAGCCAATGCTAAGGCGCTTGCTCAATTCCCTGCAACAGGAGGTCAACCGTGGATAGGTATAAACACAGCATCAACAGCATTATCTATTGCATCAATTGTTGCAAGTACAGCAAAACAAATTAACAAAATTAAAAACCCAGACTCAGAAGGTGGCGGTTCGCCTTCTATAGCAAAGTTAGGTAGTGCATCACCTGTTTCACCTGCATTACCAGAGGCTCAGTTGACACAGTTGAATCAGTCAACAATCAATGCTCTTGGTAATCAGGCAGTAAGGGCGTATGTAGTTGAAACAGATATGACTACTAATCAACAAAGGATTCAAGCAATTAAGCAAAGAGCAAGATTTGGTTAAGTTGATAACATTATTTAATATAAACATTTATAAACATGGAATTACCATTATTTGAACTTAAGATCAATGATGATATTAATGATGATGCAGAAGTAAACTTTGTTTCATTAGTTGATAGACCAGCGATCCAAAGGAATTGGAATGCATTTAAAGAAAAGTATAAATTTGAGATTATATCTGAAGAAAAGCGGATTATTTCTGGTCCTCTTATGTTGGCTGATACTCCAATTTTTAGGAGTGATGCTACTCATGGTGATTACTATGTTATGTTTAGTAAAGACACTATTTTCAAGATTGCTCAGAAGTTTTTCAAAAAAGGTTATCAAGCAAATGTAAATGTTAATCATGATCCATCTCAAAAAGTTGATGGAGTGGTTATGTTTGAAAGTTTTATATCAGATGAAGAAAGAGGCATTGCTCCAATGAAAGGCTTTGAAGATGCTCCTGACGGTTCATGGTTTGGAAGTTTTAAGGTTGAAAATGATGATACATGGCAGAAGGTAAAAAATGGTGAAGTAAAAGGATTTTCTGTAGAGGGAGTGTTTGAATATAGTAAAACAAAGAGTAAAGATCAGGAGATGTTAGACCAGATAAAGAAAATTTTATCTGCCATAAGTGATAAATAATCGTATTCATTAACATTTAAAAATAAAGTATGAACGCAAAAGAGGCAATCCTAAAAATTAGGGCATTATTTGAAGATATGCCACAGGAGGAAAAACCTGTTGAGGAGGCAAAACAAGATTTTGCTGAATATCAACTTGCAGATGGAACAAAAGTTATGATTTCTTCACTTGAAGTAGGTGGTGAAGTTAAACTTGAAGATGGTTCATTTGCTCCTGATGGTGATCATCAACTTGCTGATGGTTCACAAATTTCAGTTTTGGATGGTAAAATCACAGAAATAGAAGCTGCTGAAAAACCTGAAGCTGATATGCCAGAAGTAGAAGTTGAAGCAAAAGACAAGAAAATTGAAGAAATGGCTGCAGAATTTGCTGCAAAAATTTCTGAGTTGAACGGATTAATCGAAGCATTGAATGAAAAAGTATCTTCTATTGAAGATAAATCAAAACAAGGCTTTTCTCAGGTAGTTGATTTGATTGAAGAGGTAACTAAAATGCCTCAGGCTGATCCAATTGAAAAGCCACAATCATTCAAATTTGAAGCTACAAAAGACATTAAGTTTGAAAGACTTAATAAATACAGACACGCAATTTTAAACTCTAAAAATTAAAACAAAATGGCATTTAACGTTTCTGCATTGGCAGATTACACAGAACAAAACGAAGCATTACTTGTAACTTCAAGTGTGCTTGGTGCTAAGACTGCATCTTTGATTAAGAGTGCAGGTAACGTAATGGTAGGTGTTAAATCATCTGAAACCATTAACATTATGGACACAGACGCAATTTTCCAATCAGGAAGTTCTTGCGGATTTACTGCATCTGGTTCTACAACTTTCACTCAAAGAACAGTGACTGTTGGTAAAATTAAAGTAAACGAAGCTCTTTGCCCTAAAGATTTGGAAGCAAAGTATCTTCAAAAGGCATTGCCTACAGGTTCAATGTATGACAGCATCCCATTCGAACAAGAGTTTTCTGAAAAGAAAGCTAAAAGAATTGCTGCTCAACTTGAAACTGCTTTGTGGCAAGGTGACACTGATTCAGTTAACGTAAACCTTAACAAATTTGATGGTTTGGTTAAATTGATTGGTGCTGCATCTGGTGTTGTTGCTGCAAATGCTTCAACTTACATTTCTGGTGCTCCTTTGTCAAGCATTACTTCTGCTAACGTAATCAGCATTTTTGATGGTGTTTACAAAGCAATCCCTGCTCAAGTTGTAGCTGCTGATGATATGACTATCTTCTGCGGTCAAGATTTGTTCAGAACTTACACAATTGCATTGAAAGACGCTAATCAGTTCCATTACTCAATTGATGTAAAAGCTGATAGCGAGTTCATTCTTCCTGGTACAACAATTAAAGTTGTTGCAGTTGCAGGTTTGAATGGTACTAACAAAGTATATGCAATGAGATTGAGCAACTTGTTCTTGGGAACTGATCTTCTTAATGAAGAAGAGAAATTCGAAATCTTCTATGCAAAAGAAGCAGATCAAGTACGATTTGTATCTGAGTTCAAAATGGGTGTGAATATCGCATTCCCTGATGAGATTGTGAAGTTTATCCTTGCATAATTAACAGGGCAGCCTAAAAACTGCCCTATTTTTAAATAAATAAAATTTAATCAAATGGCTTGTGCTCTAACACAGGGTTACACATTGGATTGTAAAGATTCGCTCGGTGGCATAGTTGAGGTTTACTTCATGGCTAAACAAGATGTAGCATCTTATACAGTATCTGGTGGAGTTATGACTGCTCTTACAAAAGATACTGGAAAAAGATTCTATAAATATGAACTTGTAAAAGCTACTTCAAATTTTGTTGAGAATATAAATGCATCTGTAGAAAACGGAACAATATTCTATCAGCAAGAATTGACTGTTGTTTTAAATAAACTTCAAGTAAATACAAGAAATGAAATCTTGTTGCTTGCTAAGAATCTTTTAGTCGGTGTAGCCAAAGATAATAACGGCAAATATTGGTATCTTGGATTGACAAGAGGACTTGACATAACAGCAGGTTCATCTCAATCAGGTACTGCAGAAGGTGATAGAAGTGGTTATACACTTACTTTCACAGGAAAAGAACCTGAACTTGCTCCTGAAGTAAACTCTACAGTTGCAGGTCAACTCGAAACAGCAGGTTCATAGTATATACATAGTGCTTTTAGGTGAATTTGCCCTGCCTTTTTAGGTGGGGCATTTTTGTTAATATCCAATAAATTCTGCATTTATAATTGATGATACAATTAACTAAAGGGCAAACTCAATATATATATTTAACTTTAACTGAAAAACAGTTATTATCAAATCCTAATTATTTGTTCATATTTACTAACAGGAGTTCTAATATTGAAGTTAAATTTGTATTGCTTAATGCTGCAGATGTGAGTCAATATAAAGACAGATATAATAAATTTTCAATTGTAACCAATACTTATTTTGGTAGCAGTTTAAATGGTCAATGGACTTATAATGTTTATGAGCAAGTAAGTTCATCAAATACTAATCCTGCAGGTTTAAATTTATTAGAAAGTGGTATAATGATGCTAAATCAATCAGCAACAGTTTATACTGAATATGCAACTACAGACACTTATAAAATAAGAGAATGATAAGTAATCAGAACATAGCTAACTACGTTTTAGTGCAATTTGCAGAAGCTAAACAACCTGAATATAGAGAAAAAAAGGGAGAAGGTTATATTCAATATGGTGATAGAAATGACTATCCAACATATTTAGTAGAACTTTTTAATAAATCTGCAAAGCATAATGCTATTGTAAGAAATAAAGTTCATTATATAATTGGTAACGGATGGAAAGGTGGTGAAGAATCTCAACCATTTATTGATAGTCCAAACAGGAGTGAAAGTCTTGACGATCTTTCAAGAAAGGTTAGTCTTGACATAGAACTTTTTGGAGGTGCATATTTGGAAATTATATGGGGTATTGGTAAAGTTGCAGAAATTTGGCATTGTGATTATACTAAGTTTAGAACAAACAAAGATAATACTCAATTCTGGTATAAAGAAGATTGGAAAGATAGAAATGAAAAATATGAAGTATACCCTGCATTTAATCCAAAAATGCCACAGGGAAAACAGATTCTTTATTTAAAGGAATATAGACCAAATGGTGGTGTTTATTCTTTACCTTCATATTTTGGTGCATTAAATTATATTGAGAGTGATATAGAGGTTTCTAAACATGTTCTCGGTAATGCTAAGACAGGTTTTTCAGCAAGTAAGTTAATTACATTGCCTAATGGTGAACCTTCGCCAGAAGAACAGAGAGTTGTTCATAATAAATTTAAGAATACTTATACTGGTGCTGATGGTATTAAATACATGTTGGCATTTGTAAATGACGCATCAAGAAAACCAATAGTTGATGATTTAGGGCAGTCTGATTTAACAAAAGAAGATTTTAGTAGAGTTGATGAGTTAATACAAACTAATATATTTAGTGGTCATCAGGTTACAACTCCGTCAATATTTGGTATTGCAGTCCCTGGCAAATTAGGAACAAGAACAGAAATGCGTGACGGATATGAAATCTTCAAATCGACGTATGTTAATGGCAAGCAAATGTTTTTGGAATCTGCATTTAATATGTTGGCAGGATATGCAGGTTACCCAGAAGATTTAACAATACTTTCAACAGAACCTATAGGAATTGAATTTAGTGAAGCAACAATTGTTCAAATTGCTCCAAAAGAATGGATTATTGAAAAACTTGGTATTGATATGAGTAAATATCAACAACCAGAGCAACCTATTCAGCAACCTGTAGAGACTGCAGAGCAATTTGATCAGCATTTTGATTTTTCTGCTTTAGATGATTTAGGTGATGATGAAGAAAATTATATTATTTGGAGAAAAAGAAGTGCATTTGAAATGCAAGAAAATTTTGCTGATGTAAGTCAATTACAGGCAAATATTTTAGATTTAATTTCTAAGGATAAAAGAATTACTCCTGAAGTGATTGCATCTATTTTAAAAGAAGATGTAGGAACTATTAAGAGAATTATGGGTTTACTTGCTGATAAAGGTTATATAGCAGTAAAAGATATTTTAATTGGTGAAGGTATTGATTCAAATATAATAACTGAAAGACAGTTGACGGAACCATTAAAAGATATTGTTGAAAAAATAAAACCAGAAACAACTCAATTGCTTGTCAGATATACATATGAATGGAAAAAAGGTTTTAATGATTCAGATAAACCATCAAGTAGGCCATTTTGTCAGTATATGATTAGTCAAAGAGTTAATAATAAAAAAAGAATGTATTCCAGAAGTGAAATTGAGGAGATGAGTTCAAGATTAGGTTATTCAGTATGGGATAGATTAGGAGGATGGTGGACAAAACCAAATGGTAAACATTCACCATCTTGTAGACACGAATGGAAAGAAAACATTGTAACAAGAAAATAAAATGAGTTTAAACATACTTTTCATATCAGTTGACACTATCAAAGATAGGACAGGACTGCATAATAACGTAGATGAGAAATTAATATTGCCTGAAATTAAAGCAGCCCAAGATATTTATATTTTGCCTGCACTTGGATCAGGACTTTATAATAGACTACAAGATGGTATAAACAATAATAATTTGACTCAAGCTGAAGTAACTTTGATGAATGATTATATTGTTGATACATTAGTGAACTTTGTTTTAAGTGAATTACCACAGGGATTGAGTTTCCAATATTATAACAAAGGACTATTGAGAAAAACAGGTGAAAATTTTGAATCACCATCTATGCAAGACATGATTGATGTTGCAAATAGATACAAAGGAAGAGCAGAATATTACAAACAAAGATTAATTAAGTATTTAAAAGAGCAATCATCAAAAGGTAATTTTCCACTATATTTAAACCCGGGTTCTGGTATTGATACAGTAAGACCTGAGCATGATGGTTATAATTCAACTATTTATTTAGGTGATGATACATGCTGTGGTGGAAAAAAATATTATAAAGATTTTAAATATATATACCAGGGCGATAATCCTCCATGCTGTTATGAGTAAACAAGCAAACTTAAAAAACCAAAAGAAATTGCAGATTTATCTGAAAAAACATGGCAACAACACTAACACTAAACCAAACGATAAAGGCTCTGACAG